TCATTTGAAAAAGTAAAAACAAAATAATATGGCATACAATATGAAGCGCGGAAACTCTGCAGTTCCGTTTAAAGAATTAGGAAGTTCACCGGCAAAACAAACAGATACAACTAATGTTAAAAAAGATACAGTTGTTATCGACGGAAAAACATATCCAAAAGGTTATACTAAAAAAGACGTAGAGTTTTTGAAGAAACAAAAAGAAGACGTAGTTAGACGTGAAGATTTAGACGAAGCGGGTAAAAAGATTTACGATGCTCGTAGGGAATTTAAGCCAGCTAAAAAGAAAAAATAATATGGGATACGGAATGAAATATACAAAAGGAGGTTTTCCTTTTAAAACAGATTTAACTAAAAAATCAGGGTTTGGTCCTATAGAGATACATAAAGACGATCAAAGTAAAAGAGCTGCTAAATCTAGATACGAGATGGGTAAGTACAAAATTGATCCTACTGAAACTAATGCTGAAACAGAACGTCGAGAAGATGCTGCTGGTGTAGGTACTGGAAGTAACAGAAAAGTTATGAAAGACGGTCCTAAAAATAGAGTTCATGGAGCTGGTAACACTGGTAATTGGCAACCAAACCAATTTAAAAAATAGTCATGTTAGGTAACTTATTTTCTGGAGGAGCTGCTGAATTAGTAAAAGGCGTAGGTGGAGTAATAGATAACCTACACACGTCTAAAGAAGAAAAGCTTGAGGCAGAAAGAAAAATAAAAGAAATAATAGCTAACCACGAGGCTGAGATGGAGAAAAACATCACGAGCAGATGGGAAGCTGATTTAAAGTCAGATTCATGGCTTAGCAAAAATGTTAGACCATTAGTAATGATATTCTTAATAGTATGCACCATGCTATTAATATTTATAGACGCAGGTGCATTAAATTTCGAAGTAAAATCATCTTGGGTGGATTTACTTCAATTAGTATTAATAACTGTGATCGGTGCTTATTTTGGCGGACGATCACTAGAAAAAGTAAAAAAATAAATTATGAACTCAAAGTATAGCTTAATAACATCAACACCAACTATTAGCCACTTGTTTAACGTTGCTAGTGCTGGAACCGACATATTATTCGATTGGCAAACGTTAGAAATACCTGTAGGTACTTGTATGTTAAAAAGTATAACTGGTACTGTTGCTGGTCATGAAGGTGCTGCTAATAATGCGGGTGATCTAACTGTTTATTTCGCTAGAAGTATAGACGGTGTGGCGCCAGCTAGTTTTGGAACAGTACACGCTGTAACTACAGCAACAATATCAGCAGCTTTTAGAAGAAACTTAATAGGCATGATGTATATGGATATGAGCGATTTAGATGATGGCGATAAATTAGTAGGTTACTCTGTATTAGGAGCAAAAACAACTACCGGTGCTGATCATATCCCAAATGATGGTCTTAACGCTTTCCCAATATTACAAGGAGATCCTGCAGGAACTACTAGAAAGGGTTATCAAACTATATACTATGCTGCGGTTGCAGGTGGTGTTGCAATGGACTTTGGCACAGCTGTAGCTCTTAATATGGCTGGTCATCAAGCAGCTTCTACAGCAGCCGTACAAATAACAACAGACGGCACGGATCCTAGAATATGTTTTCAACCTGGAGATTTACTTCAAGGATCAACTGGTACGGTAACAGCAGAAGTTGTTTCTGTAGATAGCGCAACAACAATGACAGTAAAAGACGTAAGCGCACAAATAGATAACAATGAGGTATTAATACTTCAACATCCTATTCAATTCCACTTTGGATTAGAATATTAAAAACAAATTAAATTAACTTAAATTAAATAAAAATGGCAACAACAAAAGTAAAAGGAACAAATTCAAAAATCAAAGAACTTAAGGCTGAAAAACCTGAAAAAATATCTAGCGAACAGTTAAAGAAAGTTCAAGATGTAGTAAACAGAATTAATCAAGCTCAAATGGATATTGGAGCTATGGAATCTCGTAAACATCAAGCTTTACATTACGTAGCTGGAATCAATGATGAGTTAACACTTTTACAAGAAGAACTTAAAAAAGAATACGGTACTGACGATATTAACATCCAAGATGGTGTTATAAACCATGCAAAGGAAAATGGCGAAGTTAATAAGAAAAATTAGTATCGGTAAAGATTACAAGAATGACGCTATGCACTATGCCGTGGGGCAAGAAGTGTATGGTGGTCATACTATCTGTGATATCATAGAAGAAGACGACAAGTTTTCTGTTTATATTAAAAAGAAAAAGGATGTATTACCTTGGAAAGACTTTAATAAAAACATGGCGGTATCAGTAGAGTATAATCTAGAATACTAATGAAAAGCGTATACAACTTTGTTGTAACGCCAAAAGGAGAAAGATATAACAATAAGAAAAAAGTTGATGGTGGAGAATTGATTTTAAATACTGATATATTTAATCATCAATACACAAACAGAGAAGCCGTTGTTACATCTAAACCTATAGTTGGCGATACAGATATAGAAATAGGAGATACCGTTATAGTACATCATAATGTATTTCGTAGATGGAACGATGTGAGAGGTGTCGAAAGAAACAGTAAGAGTTTTTTTGATGAATCTACTTATATGATATCTTCTGACCAAATCTTTTTATATAAGAGAAATGGAGAATGGACAGCTCCAAAAGGTTATTGTTTTGTAATGCCTTTAAAACAACATAATCCACTCGACGTGGATTTAGAACGACCTTTACAAGGTATTGTTAAATATTCAGACGGTACAGTTAAGGTTGGCGATCTAGTTGGTTTTAGACCAAGTAGTGAATACGAGTTTATCGTCGATGGCGAAAGACTATATAGAGTTTTATCTAATTTTATTACAATCAAATATGAATATCAAGGAGACGAAGAAGAGTATAATCCAAGCTGGGCACAAAGCCGTTGAAGAACTTATTAAGGTAGCGAAGGAAGCTATTGTAGATTCTGGAGATGATATAACTGCTGATAGACTAAAGAATGCCGCGGCTACTAAAAAACTAGCTATATTTGACGCATTCGAAATACTTAACAGAATACAGGAAGAAGAGAACTTGCTTGAGGGAAAAACACCTGAAAAGACAGAGGAAAAAGCTTTTAAAGGATTCGCAGAAGGTAGATCTAAGTAATGTACGAGCAAAATTTAGTTAAAACAATAGAGCCAATAAAAAAGACAACAATAAGTCGTCTTAATAAAGGTAAAAAATGGAAATATGGATATGATAAAGAACATGATATTGTCGTTATATCAAAGACGGGTAAAATTGGTGAAATACTTGAAATCCAAAACCTGCGAATTGGCTTGCCGTTGGAACCAAAAGGAGTGCACATGCACCCCAAAAACAAATGGGTAAAATTTGAACAACCTAAGGAATTAGAACGTTTAAAAAATATATTTGATTGGAGGAATTATCCAGACGAGAATAAAGAACAGTGGTTCGATTATATAGACGAGGAGTTTAAAAGAAGAGAAGAGGGTTTTTGGTTTATGAATAATGGTAAACCAACATATATAGTAGGAACACATTATATGTATCTTCAATGGAGCAAAATAGATGTAGGAGCTCCAGATTTTAGAGAAGCAAATAGATTGTTCTTTATATTCTGGGAGGCTTGTAAAGCTGATAGAAGATGTTACGGTATGAGTTACCTTAAAAACAGACGATCTGGATTTTCTTTTATGTCTTCAGCCGAAACAGTTAACTTAGCCACATTAGATAGTGATGCTAGATATGGTATACTTTCTAAGACTGGTTCTGATGCAAAGAAAATGTTTACGGATAAAGTTGTACCAATTAGTATAAATTATCCTTTCTTCTTTAAACCTATTCAAGATGGTATGGATAGGCCAAAAACAGAACTAGCGTATAGAGTTCCAGCTAGTAAGTTTACAAGGAAAAAAATAACCGCTAACGAAAAGTTAGAGGATTTAAAAGGTTTAGATACGACTATAGATTGGAAGAATACAGGTGATAATAGTTATGACGGTGAAAAGCTAGCTTTATTAGTACACGATGAAAGTGGTAAATGGGAGAGACCTGATAATATATTAAACAATTGGAGAGTTACAAAAACATGTTTACGATTAGGTAGTAGAATAGTAGGTAAATGTATGATGGGTAGTACTTCAAACGCCTTAGATAAAGGTGGGGAAAACTTTAAAAAACTATACAATGCTTCAGATGTTACAAAAAGAAATCGTAATGGACAGACAAAATCTGGATTATATTCTCTTTTTATTCCAATGGAGTGGAACTACGAAGGATTCATTGATGAATACGGATATCCAGTTTTTGATAATCCAAACGATGATGTCCTCGGGCCAGATGGTGAATTAATAGAATATGGTATTATAGAACATTGGCAAAACGAAGCTGATGGCCTAAAAACAGATCAAGACGCTTTAAACGAGTTTTATCGTCAGTTTCCAAAAACTACAGAACACGCGTTTAGAGACGAAGCAAAAGGAAGTATATTTAATTTAATTAAAATATATGAACAAATAGATTACAACGAGGAAATGGCTAGAACGCTAGGTATTACTCAAGGTAATTTTCAATGGGTTAACGGGGTAAAAGATACACAAGTAATATTTTATCCAGATCCAAAAGGTAGGTTTAAAATAAGTTGGGTTCCACCA